TGGTTTCTTCTTTTGGTTCAAAAGCTGATGCTATCAAAGGAGTTGCTGCCGCAGTTACTGTTGCTGCGCCTAAAGGACTTTTAACAAAGTTTAGTGCTCTATCAGATAAAGGAATAGACTTTCTATAAATAGTGTCATAGTAATCTTGAGCAGTCATTGTCGGATCGCCAATCTTGGATGCTTTAAATGCATCAAACTTTGTTAAAAATTCTTCTTCTCTGCCTTTTGGAACACCAATAGATTGAATGTCTGAGTATAAGGACTCTGTAGCTTGATTTGCAGCTTTAGCTGCATCTCCACCAGGGTAGCCTTTATAAGGATCGATAGGAGCAGGAGCTTGATAACCTTTAAACAAACCTGAAAGATAACCTCGATCCTTGCTTAGTACATCTCGAAGCTTTGCACCTTCTGTTAATTTTTGTCCACCAAATAAAGCAGGTAACATGCTTGTGCCGCCCACTAATAAACCACTACGAATTGCATCGTCAGTATCCGCACCTGTTAATTTAGATGCAGCTGCGGAAGATAAGCCTGAGATAATGCCTCGTGTTAAAGGAGAGAGTGCTTGGAAACCAGGAGCAAAAGATAATGCTAGAGGAAGAATAGGTGCAATCTTCTTTGCAACATTTTTAAGTCCTTTGAATACATCTTTAACGAAGCCGCCAATACCATAAGCGGGGTACTTTTGTAGACCGTATGGTGTTTCGACTTCAATATACTTCATTTCATATCCTTATTTTTTTGGTATAACCGCACCCGTGAATAATTTAGGGGCGATGACGTTAACATCTCGACGAATATCTTCGGTAGTAGTATCAGTATTAGGATCGGCAATATCGCTATTGGCATGATCCTCTGAATCATATTCCACCCCTGTTCGAGTATTGGTAATAATAGTTTCAACCTTACAGCTATAGACAGGGATTTGATTCCCTTCAATATCGTATTCATAGCGTAAGATGACCGGTTCATCTATAATCTTTGCCATACTCTATTTTTATAGGTGTTTTAACTAGAAATCAATGGTTTTGCTGTAATTAAAAGTATCAAAATCCTTTTTATACAAGCGATATATTTTATCTTTTCTTTCTTCAGTTAATATCTCTGCATAATTCACTTTTATCCTTATTGGATTATAGTGACCAAATCGCCTAATAGGCATTCCAAACAATTGCTGCATTAAAACTAGCTTTTCTTGAAAGTTTTCATATTTAACAACTAAGTTAATATTATTCAAATAAGGTTCTAAATACTCTGAAATAGGTATATTATGAGTTTCGGCGTGAATATTATTAATTTCTCGATAATTCCAATTTAAATAATCATCAAACGTTGAATTTTTAGGAAGCCATGAAGTTCGAATAGCTTGTTGCCAACAAGAAACAGCTCTTGTATAGGGATGTCTCACCGTTGTAAAAATAAAATAATTTTTATTAAGTGCATTTTCTATCTTTGATTTATTATAACTATCACTAAGGTATTTTTGATTGTAAGTCACATTGCGAGAATAATCAGCCCCTAGCCAATCATTCACGGTACTTGAAGCTGTTTTGGCAGTTCGAATATAGAATATAGACATTATTGTTTAATCTCTAATTAAGAATAATCTTTCTTGTGCCATATCTTATTTTTGTAATTATCTACAAATCTTGAAAAAAAGCTTACCCAAGTCCTAATATCCTCCGTTTTCTCTCCTATTTCTTTTTTCCACGATTCTCTTTTAAAAGGGATTATTTGAACCATAGGAGTTTTTTCTGGAATAATATAATCCTTATCAGGATCTCCAGTCCAATAAAAAGGAAAAAGAACATTTATGGGAAAAACATCTGTATCAACGATTCCACTAATAATTTCAAAAGGAAGATTTCTATTCATTGGTTGTGTGAATAAACAGCTATATCCAGGTGGTGTTTTAATATGCCAATGGTTAGCGAATTTAAATACTGTTTCTACTGTTCTGTTCTTTGATTTTATATCATCGCTCACTTGATAGTCATTATGAGTTGATACTTCCACACTTGGTTTAATTTCTTGGGGGATATTCAGTGCTGGAACGATGACTTTCTCCTCATTTTCTCCATAAGTAAACATATATTCCACAGGAGTCAATAATATATACCCTGTGCTGTAAACATCTAAAAAAGGCATACACTTCTTTACAGTAGGTCGATCAATTTCATTATTATCAAAGTTGGGTAATTTTTTATAGGGTTCAGGAATGCAGTGTTTAGCGAGCACAGGATCAGGTAAGAATCCTTTAAACTGTGACGTGAATTTAATTTTGTGAGGCACTATAATTGTTGTTTTATATTTAAAAGGGAAACAGAAACTAAAGCTCTATTTGCAGCGTTTGCCTGAACTTTGAATATATCCCCTCCCTCAAAGACAAAAACATTGCTATTAGTATTTGTACTATTAGCTGAAACTGTAACATTACCAATTTCAAAATCACTTGTTCCATCATTGTGAGTTAAAGTGACAATTACGGGAGAGCCAGAATCATTGTGAATTGTAATATTTTTTAAAACATAAGTAGAAACGGGAGTAGGTGGGGTTGCCGCAACGTTTGCTACAGGAACAGTAAATACATTCGTAGAATCAGTCGTGGTCAAGTCTAATAAATATCTTTGAAATACGTCAGCCATTTTTAACTAAAAAACCATGCTCTTCTAGAGGATTCGTCTAGTGTACCTTGTGTATAAGAAGAGTTCAACTGTTGAATAAGAAATTCTAATTGTCTAATTAACTCAAAAAAATTATTTGGATTATATTCTAAAGGTGGATCGGGAAATCTTTGTATGGTTAGTTTCGCCATTATCTCATTCCATCGGGTTGAACATCAAATCGTATTGCTCCTAATCGCCACGATGTACCTGCTGTATTAGAATATACATTTGCCACAAATTGTCTACCTCTACCTCTTATATCTACCTTTTCTGTTGAAGTGGTAAAAGAAGTTGTTTTTGTCACCACATTAGCATCATTGGGATATCTCTTAAATTGTAAATCTAATTGAACGGTACCTTGTTGATCTTGAAAATCAGGAATAATTTTTTTCACAAAAGCGAAATCATCTCCTTCGCCAATAGGGTTTGCTCCTGATTTCACATAGGCCGTGATTGGTTGTCCATCGGCATCATTTCCTACTTCATGAATATATATAACAGAAGCACCGTTACTGAGTCCATTAATGGTGCTTACATTTGCAACTAAATTTTCATCATATTCGGTTGCGATCGGATTATCAAAAACTTCTCTATCAATGAAAGAAGTTCGAGCTAGACTTCCTGTCCACCAAGTTTGTTCAAGGTAATTGTAGACAACACAAGCATTGATTTGAGAAGTATCTTCTCCTTCGACTGTTCTTGCATAAAACCAAATAAGCTCATTAAACTCTCCATTGTGTGCAGCATATACATTTTGGGATGCCACTAAATCAATGTTGTTGAAAACATAACTATTAACTAAACAAGGAATTTTTCTCACGGCACCATCAAAGAGATAAAAAGAATCTTGAGACATCCAATAAGAAATACCATTCAAATCAATAACAGCGTTTTGACCAATTGCACCACAGTTTTCACCTAGCTGTCTCAATCCAAAAGTAAAAGGAGGACCAATATACTGTAAAGAATGTAGAGAGGTATCTGTGTATACTAAGATTTGACCACGAGAACGAACAGCTGCAATAATTTTAGATCCGTCGGCAATACGTAAGGAGCCTGCAGTATTTGTGGCTTGAGGAGTGTATTCGGTAATATTTTCTTGATCAGAAAAACGTAAAAATAATTCATCTTGAGTATTGGGATCTCCAATAGTCGTTTCTGTTCCAAATAAAAGCAAGTGTCGATCAGGAGTAGAAACTAAAGAAAAGCGAGAAGCGGTGGGAGCATTGGATACACTTTGTGCTCTTGTGTTAACTCCATTAGAGGGAACCCATTGAAAGGTTCCTCCTTGTTTAACTGTTGCAATTAAGTTTTGACCAAAGTTATCTAAAGACCACTGACGAGCTTCAATAAAAACTTTACTAGATAAATTTTTGACTAAGGTCGCATCTCCCTGAGTTGTTAAACCTGTATCGGTTTCATTCTCTGATAAAGTAATGACAAAATTATCATCATCCGTTACAGAGGTAACAGTAAAAGAAGTTTGAAAATCACCAGTGGTAAAGCTTGTTCCAGTAGCAGGCAACGTAACATCAAAAAAAGTAATACTGTCTCCTGCCTCTAGTCCATGATCCGTAAAAGTACAGGTAACAGTAGCTACTCCATTTGTTGTTGTAAAAACATTGGTGCCTATAATTTGGTTTGAGGGAACACCCCACTGACCCGCACCCCAGGCATCGGTGCCCCAACCAAAACCTGAGGAACTAAAATCTTCACCTGTGTTAATTTGAAAAGCTGCTGTGGTTGTACCACTTCCTGTTATTCCTGCTCCTGTTTCATTAGAAGGCATTTCTATATAAAATGCATTGTTATTTGCTAAACCTTGTATTTGAAACTCTGCATCAAAATCCCCAGCTGTAAAATCAGTCCCCGCCCCTAGAGAAGTGGTATCCGAAAACGTCACAAAGTCCCCTGTCCTAGCACCATGACTACTAATACTAACGGTTACATTAGCAGAGCCTGTTGTGGTAGTAAAAACATTGGTAGCTGCGGTATTAGTGGCACGAATAGGGGTTATATCAAAATTATTTCCTTGATAGTAAACATATAGCTTTTTGTTTGTACCAAAGGCATCATATCGTTCTCCATCTAAATCTCTCCAAGCGTGTTGAGCACGAACAACTCCCACTAAGGTGGTAGAAGTGAATTTTTCCCATCCTTTAATTTTTTGAGGAAAACCATTAAAAAAACGAACGTTATCAGAGTCGACCCACTGCCCCTGGGCAGCAAAATCAGTAACTTCTTTATTAACTCCTGGTTTTAATATAAACTTAGAAAGTGGCATAAAGCCTACTTTACATCATCTTTTTTAGCAAATAAAGAGCCAACATGCCCTTTAAATGCCTTATTTCCAAAGTGTGTGAGAGGCATTGAGACATCAGCCCATATTTCTCCTCCACATTCTTGCCAAAGTCGAGAGAAATAGTAGTCTTCGGAGAGATATCTTTTTTGTTTCGATGTTTGATAAGGACCTACAGCAAATAAGTCATAGCAATTATCGGATTTAAAAGATTTACCATTAATAATCTGATCGGAATTATATTTACGCTCAGGGAACTTCTTCATCATGGTGCGAAAAACTTCTCGTTTGACGAGCATCATTCCTGTGGCCGCTTCACTAACTTTACAAAAACCATTTTCAATTTGAATATTTTGAGGATCATCAAAGTTTAAATTATAACCCAATGACTTTACCTCTAATTCTTCTTCGCTAATATCAGGATTCTTTTTAAATTCAGCTATTACTTTTTCCCAATGAATGCATTTACGAGGATAAATACCACAGACAACATCTTTATCGGCACAAATTAGTCGTTCCACATTTTGTGCAGTAAACCCAATGTCTGCATCTATGAATAATAAATGCGTTGCTACGTAATCGGTTTGATCCATCATCATGGAAACAATAGTATTCCTTGCTCTAGTAATGAGACTTTCGTTACCCATGGTTTGCACTCGCATTTCCACTCCTTTGGCCATGGACCATTGTTGGAGTTGTAATAAACCGTGCATCGTGTTCTCGGTGAGCATTCCACCGTACATCGGCATTCCTAAAAATATTTTATAATTCTTATCTTTGAGTTCTTCAGTTTTAAGCATCAATATCCTTTCTTATGAAGATAATTATTCAGTAGGGGTAACAGGAGGTACGTAAGCAGCAACAGCACCAAACTCTCCATCGACACATCTTTGATATAAATCTCTACCATGTTCTTCTGGATCATTAGGGCTTGCTCCAAATTCTAAGTACCCCTCTGATTCTAAATGTTGCCATTTAGCATCGACCGTAATTAAATTTTGCTCAGCGTTTGCCCATCTTGGATTTTTCGCATCTATTAAAATACAATTCATTTTTTCTCCTTATGATATCCTTAATCCCATAAATCCTCTCCATTGGGGATTATTACTACTTGTATTTGTTGAATTTGTGCCTCCCATGTTTCTCCATGTACCAGAAAATGCACTTCCAGCAGTTGAACCATCACTAGCTGATGTACCAGCGTCACCTAGATTTTTAACAGACCATAAATTAGAACCAGCAACAGTTCCACCTTTTGACCATGTGATATTAGAACCACCTTGATCGGTTGGTTTTAAACCCACAACATTATAAGTTCCTACTCCACCTGCTGTTGTATTGACATTTAAAGTAACACTTCCCGAACTTCCACCACCTGTTAGCCCTGTACCAGCCGTGACGCCTGTAATATCTCCATCGCCTGTACCTGTCGGTCCTGTTGCCACAGCGGTGACACGACCATACGCATCAACAGTGATAGTATCAATTTTAGTTCCATCAGCCGTGCTGCCATAAGTTCCTGATCCAATACCTCCTGTTGCCATGTTTAAAGTAACTGTTCCTGTTGTACCACCACCTGTTAAGTTTGTTCCTGCAGTCACACCTGTAATATCTCCCACGTTAATAGAACCACCAAGAGATACACCTGTGCCATTAATGGTAATGGCAGAATTATCTAATTTTGCATTCGTTAAAGAACCATTAGCTATTCGATCAATCGATAAGGTTCCTGAAGAAATAGTGGAAGCATTCGTTCCTAACTCTGCTTCTTTAACAGCATATCCTGCTGATCCTTCACAATACACCCAATGCCATGCGGATTGAGAAATAACCGCTTCACCATTCGCCTCATGTGTTTGTACTGCCATAGTGACGGTATAGGAACCTGAGGTATTGTTATAAATAAGATAATTACTTTGCGTTTCAGGAAGAAAAACATAGATATTACCTGTTAAGGCACCATTCAATTCAATGACTTTATTAGCAGCTTGATCTGACGCTTGACCCTCAGGCGAGCTTAATGAAATAGATACATTAGAGCTTCCTGCTACACTAATGGATTCAAAACCGTTAACAAAAGCATCAAGAGTAGATAGATTATCATTTGTATTGGTACCCCAGGTCGCTGCATTAGCTCCTGTGGCCATTAACTCTAAACGTAAATTACTGGAATAAGTAGATGCCATGGTTTAATTTATATCAGTTTTTCTTTAAAAATCCACGATCTTGTAACCATTTTTTGAAATTAAGATCCTTTAAGTGTTCTACGATCTGAGTATAAGAAACTTGATCCGATTGAATACACTGCCATAAAAGCTCGTAGAATTTACTCTTTTTTGTCGTCATCTTTCTTTTTCTTGGCTTCGATGTTGGCTTTGAGTAATTGCATATTGTGGTCTAATAACAACGAGCTGTCTTTCAAAGCTCGCTGAGCATTGGCCTTAGCGTTGTTGTGATAAATAATGTCTTGTAAAATAGCCTTTTGCTCGGCATCAAAATCATCTAATTTATATTCTACACCATCGAGTGTTATTTTTTCCATCGTCATTCTCCTTTGAGTATTTTCTGGTCTTAATATATCCTAATTAGTTCAAGAATCAAGCAGGGTCTGCTTGGCTTGCTTGAAACGATGCCCAAGCGTCTTTGACGGCTTGTGTCCAAACAGCATTACATACTGCCTGTACTTCTGCATCTTCGCCAGAAATATCTTGGTCTGGGTGAACGACATGTCTGTGTCTGCTTCTTGATAACTCTACACCATCTTCTTTGATGACTGTATCAGTAGCAATTTGCACAGCTTTGTATTCGCC